TTTATTGATAAAGTTAGAGTTCACGTTTATCCAACACCAGATTCAACAAATGCATCTAAGGATATGCATTTCTATTATATAAAAAGAATTCAAGATGTGGGTGATTATACAAATGCAACTGATGTGCCATTTAGATTTGTGCCTTGTATGACAGCTGGATTATCTTTTTATCTTGCACAAAAGTATCAACCACAACTTACACAACAAATGAAATTGTATTATGAAGATGAATTAGCTAGAGCATTAGCAGAAGATG